CCTGCAGTATAAGTATAACTGCCACCACCTGCGTAATAAGTGTATGCACCATTTCCACCGGATCCAGTATAACCACCTCCACCACCTCCACCTGACTCTATGCTAAAATTACCATTCGAACCAATACCACCAGTAGAATTAAAACCTGATTGGCCATTTTGTCCATTACTATTTCCACCGCCACTTAAAGCAATTTCCCAATTTCCACCCATTCCACCATCTCCACCTCCGGCTGTACCGTTTGGTTGCCAAAATCTCGAATAACCTCCTTTTCCGCCAAGAAAAACTGCCAAAGAAGATCCAAAGATAGAAGAGCCTCCATTTCCACCGTTCGCCGCTCCTCCTGATCCAATTGTTATCGAATAAGAGTTTCCTGAAGTTACAGATACTATGTAAGATTGAAGACCAGATCCACCTCCTCCTTGTGGACCAGTGGCGTTTCCAGAAACCCATTGACCACCGCCACCACCTCCTCCACATCCAAATACAAAAACAGTATCAACGCCAGCTGGACAAGTCCAGCTTCCATTTGATGTGAATTCTTGCTTTCTAATCTTTGGACGAGTCACCCAGGACGAAGTACCATTACCGTTTGAAGACAATACATTTAAAAGTGTTCCGGCTCCAACTGGTAAAGCAAAATCTGCGCTTACTAAATTTTTACTAGCATCTGTTTGAACTGCTCTAGAGGCCGTTAATCCAGAAACATTGGCTCCAGTTACATTAATACTAGAAGTCCAAGATGATGTTCCATCTCCATTTGATTTCACTAACTGATTACTAGTCCCAGCTCCAGAAGGAAGTGCAAAGGCGGCGTTGTAATCTGCAATCCATTTTGTAGTGCTGCTTGTTACCTCTAGATATTCTCCAGATTGAAGAACTTTAGTCGAAGCAGAATCTATCAAAACGCCGCCGGTTGTTTGAACTGTAACCGTTCCAGACGTCAATAATGATTTGACAACATAGTTCTTTCCAGATCCAGAAAGAGCTGGAAGCGTAACAATCAAGCTACTAGATCCAGTAGCAACTACCATGTAATCTGAATCTGTCAATGTTGTGCTTGTAGATATCTCTCTATAGTTAGAATTTACACTTGATTGATTTACTGCCAATGGAAAAGAAGTTCCAAGTGCAGGTGCATTTAGTGCATATACTAAATATCCACTCACCCAGCCCGTCATGCTAGGAAGAACAATATTGATATTACCTGCTGCGGTAATGTTCATAGAAAAACCAGCTGGAGGCGTCTCTCCAGAGGTTTGGTAAGAGATGTTGAAATCTGTTGCGGCTGCATTCTTAGTAAACTGAGCTTGGATATAAAATCTATAATCAACATCTGCGTTTAAATAAACCCATCCAACTACTTCGCCTGCTTCATAGCTTAATACGTTCTGTATCAAAGTAGTCTGAGAACTACCAGCAGAACCATTTAAAACTATTTGAGTTCTAAGATTTGGAAGAAGATTTACCTGACCTACTGTTAGACCAAGTTTTGGAGATATTGCAAACGTTGTTGCGTTTATAGCAGTTCCAAGCTCAACACTCATCTGTCCAACAACTGTTGGAGCAGAAGTAGATACTCTTCCGTCTGTATTGCTTAGAAAATATTTAGTCCCACCTACTAATGATCCTTGAATAGAGCCTATGCCTATGTTTGAAACCTGACCATCTGTAGTTAATTCAAACGTATTTACATCTACAACTTTAGAAACCATTCCAATAACATTTGATGTATTTGATGCTGATGCATTTGCTTTTTGATAAACACCAGAGGAATCTAAATATAGGACTTCGCCTATTACAAATCCATGATTATTTTTTGTTACTCTAATTATATTTACATCTGCACCAGAATTTGTGTTTCCAGTAAACTGATAGATATGTTCGTTTGAAACAGTTCTTATTGTTCCACCTTCATTCTTTAAAACAATCATCCCAATTGGAAAAGTATTAGAACCTAAGGCAGGTAGAGTTGCAGTACTTTCTATTGTACTCTGAGCTCCAAAAGATAAAATGATCTTACCATCTGAATTTAAAGATAAGATCATTTTTCTAAAATTACCAACCGTTATGGTTAATGTGTAGGATTGATCAAGAATTGTTCCAGAAATAGTTCCGCCATTTGTACTTGGTATTGTAAAACTACCGCCTGTAAAAGTGGGAATCTTATCTTGAAAAGGTGGAATAGATCTTTGTCGTTTATGACCGGTTGAATTAGTAGAATCAAAAGTCTGCACAATATTAGAATCTACATAAACTGTTCTAGTTGCTGGAGTATCAGCTCTTAATCTAATAGGCGGTGTTAGCTCATCATTTATGAGATTAAGTATAGAATCCAGACGAAGATCTAAATCTTCACTTACTTGATCAAGTTTTTCTCTTTGACGAGATTGGCGATTATCTAACTTATTCTTAATTGTCATCTTCCACCCTAAATACAAACGGGAAGCGACAAGTATGACGATACTATCTCACGACTTGTTAGCTCCCCAAGTGTGTGTCTATACTATATTATCATAAAAACTGTTATTCTAATTCTTTATTTGATTTTTGCTTGTTGGGGACTTGGCTGAATATGCCTTCTGCTGCATTTCCAAGTGCCAATGAAGTAGACACTATAACTAAAGCACCTACTACATCAGCCTTGACAACAAGTCCAAGTACAAGTAGATAAGTCATTGATACTACTGCAATCAATGTTCTTCTTGAGTATAGTATTTTTAACATTAGGAATTCCCTCCCAAACTAACTCTTTTACTATATATAAGAGCATTTTTATTATCTATAAAAACATAATTACTTATATTTTGATTATTGTAACTAGTAAAACTTCCACCAACATATACTTTATAAGAATCTATGCCTATTGACCAAACAGTTGCTCCACTATTAAAACCTATAGATGTATTAAAGGAGCTGCTTAAAGTAGCTGTGTTTTTATCTACGCTAGCCAGTGCTTTGGCAGATGATCCTTTATAACTGGTAAATGTACCACCTATATATAAATTATCACCATCTAATACCATAGAATTAATTTGATTATTAAATCCACTGATAGTGCTAAAGCCAGTTCCACTAGTGTCAACTTCTATAGCGGTGTTTTTGTCTATTTTTGCGATATATTGTCTAGTATTGCCTTTATATGTACTAAAATTACCAGCTACATATAGATTGTTTCCGTCTAAGATCATAGAATTGATTTGATTATTAAATCCATTAGTTAAAGAAGTGTTAAAAATAGAATCTAATTTTCCAGTTGTTTTATTAATTTTTGCTACGTAGTTTCTAAATCCAGCATCGTCTTTATAATAAGTAAAATCACCACCAACACTTAGTCCATATGTGTTAATCGATAATGATCTCACTTGATTGCCAAATCCAATAGCAGTACTAAAACCAGTGCCATCTGCATCAATCTCTGCAGCGGTGTTTTTGTCTATTTTTGCGATATATTGTCTAGTTAAGCCTTTATAAGTAGTAAAGTTACCGCCTACATATAGATTGTTGCCGTCCAATGCAATTGAGTTTGTGAAATTATTAAAACCAGAACTAGTGTTAAAATTAGTATCTATAGTTTCAGTGTTCTTATTTATTTTTAATATTCTTTCACTTTTTCCATAATTGATAAAAGAACCTCCAGCATATATGACTGTAGAATTTACATCTATAGCATAACCAACACCACATCTTAATCCATTGTTGTTGTTAAAAACCGTATCTATTGTATAATTTGTTCTATTTATTTTTACAATATTTCTGGCACTTGTACTTCCAACAGTCCAGAATCTTCCTACTGCATATATATATAAGTCATCTACTGCTATTTTATTTACCTCATAGCCTGTAAATTTATCATAAATAGTTGATGCAGTGGTTTTATCTATTTTACTAATTCCATTTGAATATGCAATATAAAGATCAGTGTCTTTATTTTTTATATCATATACAGGAGATGTGAAAGAATTGACATTAAAAGAAGAGTCTAATATGCCAGTTGTTTTATTAATTTTAACAATATTTGATTTATTTATGTTGAAATTAAAGACAGGCTTATAAACAACAAATCCACCACCTGCAAATAAACTAGTACCACTCAATGCTAGTGTTGAAACTTGACCATTGAATCCGTTCGTTACACTAAAACCACTATTATTAGCATCAACCTCTAAAGCTGTTGTTTTATTAATCTTTACTAGATATGATCTAGTCGAACCTTTGTAACTAGTAAAGGTACCACCTACGTATAGATTGTTTCCGTTCAGTGCCATTGAATAAACATATGCATTATTAAAACCAAGATCTGTACTAAAACCTGTTCCATTTGCATCTACTTCTGTTGCGTTTGTTTTGTTTATTTTAACCAAACCAGGCCGAGTAGATCCTCTAAAAGTTGTAAAAGCACCACCTATATATAGATTGCTTCCGTCTAACAACATTGAATAAACAGAGTTATTGAATCCACTAGCAATACTAAAACCACTACCATTTGCATCTACTTCTGCAGCAGTAGTTTTATCTATCTTAACTATAAAATATCTAGTTAGACTTTTGTATGTACTAAAATTACCAGCTACATATAGATTGTTTCCGTCTAAGATCATAGAATATACATAGCTATCGAATCCACTAGTAGTACTAAAACCAGTGCCGTCTGCATCAACCTCTGCAGCAGTTGTTTTGTCTATTTTTACGATGCGTTGTCTAGTAAGACCTTTGTAGGCATTAAAAAAACCACCTACATATAAATTATTGCCATCTAAGATCATAGAACAAATTTCAGCAGTTGTTCCTAATGCAGTAAAACTATTAGTAATACTAAAATTAGTATTATCTGCATCAATCTCTGCAGCAGTTATTTTACTTATTTTTACAAGTCCACCTCTACTTTTTCCTTTATATGATGTAAACCATCCACCTACATATAAATTATTTCCATCTATTATCATTGAGTTTATTTTAACACTGTTTAACAAAGGACCAAATCCATCACCAGGATCGAAAGTTGTATCCAATGCTCCAGTTGTTAAATTTATTTTTGCTATTTTATTTCTAACAACACCGTTGTACATGGTGAAATAACCACCTACGTACAAATCGTTACCATCTATTATTGAACAGGTAACTGTTCCGTTGAAGGCAATGTTTGATATTGTGGATTTTGTATTTGAATAATTAGCAGAAAGAGTGTCTATATCTAAACAAGATCCTCTTAGTGTTTTTGTGTTGTCCAAGGTGTCTGTGTATTTAAAATCACCACCCACATATATGAAATCGCTATCTGTCTCTATTGATCTAACACTTCGTGATAGGTTTGATAAAAATATATTTTTACTAGCGCTATCTACAATGTATTCTGCTGTATTTTTGTTTATTTTTATAAAATTTTCTACTTGTGTATTTTTGTATCTAGTAAAATTACCACCTACATATACATAGCTAGAATCAAAATTTAAGTAATAAGGAATTCCATAATTAGAATCAAAACCAGTTAAAGTATTAAAATTAAAATCTACAGCCCCAGTTGTTTTATTTACTTTGATAATTCTTTTTGCACCGTATCCACCACTAGATGTGTTCGCATATTCAAAGTCACCACACATATATATAGAGCTGCCATCTAAAACAATAGATGTAACTGAAGTTATTCCTCCTGTTCCGCCTGATAAACTTAAAATAAAATTAGTATCTCTAGTTCCGTCTATTAAATTTATTTTAACTATATTTCCAACATATTCACCATTGTAGTAATTAAAAGAACCGCCAACATACGCGTAATTTTCATCTAAAACACAACAATAAATATTTTCATTACCATCTGAATAATTATTTGAATTAGTAAAATTAGATCTTATTAAACTAGAAAAAATTTCTCCAGTTGTTTTATTTACAACAGTTCCCTTAAAAGATCTTGATTCAGTCGCATTTCCAATCACGTCAAAATCACCAGCTATATAGATAGAATCAGAGTTTATTTTCATATCATAAACAGAACCTTGAGTATACAAAGCGCTAGGTGATGGCGATGCATCTTTTAAAATCTTGTAATTTTTAGCATTCATTGAACTTGTGAAAAATGGATTTGCATTATTTTTATCTATCTTCACGAATCGATTGATGCTGTCGTATGATTTATAAGTATTAAAAAGACCACCTACATAAAGATTATTGTTACTTATCACTATCGAATAAACAGTATTGTCGAACCCACTAATAGTACTAAAACCAGTTCCACTAGTATCTACTTCTGCAGCAGTTGTTTTATCTATTTTTACAACACGTTGTCTAGTATTGCCTTTGTAGGTTGTAAAATTACCACCTACATACATATTGCTGCCGTCTAACGCCATAGAATATACATTGCTATCAAATCCACTAATAGTACTAAAACCAGTACCATCTGCATCTACTTCTGCGGCGGTGGTTTTATTTATTTTTGCGACATAGTATCTATTCAAACCTTTATAAGTAGTAAAATTACCACCTACATATAGATTGTTTCCATCTAAGACCATTGAGTAGATATAAGAATTAAAACCATTTAAAAGACTCCATGCAGTACTAAAACCAGTACCATCTGCATCTACTTCTGCAGCGGTTGTTTTGTCTATCTTAACTATATATCGTCTGTTTTTTGTTTTGTAAGTTGTAAAATAACCACTTACATAAAGATTGTTGCCGTCTAAAATCATAGAATAAATTTCAGCTGCAAAACCGCTTGAATAAAATCCACTAGTAGTACTAAAACCAGTACCATCTGCATCTACTTCTGCAGCGGTTGTTTTGTCTATTTTTACAATACCCTGTCTGTTTTTTGTTTTATAAGTGCTAAAATAACCACCTACATATAGATTGTTTCCGTCTAAGATCATTGAAGATACGCCGGAATCAAATCCACTAATGGTACTAAAACCAGTTCCATTGGTATCTACTTCTGTAGCAGTGGTTTTATCTATTTTGACTATAAATTGTCTAGTTAGACCCTTATAAGTAGTAAAGTTACCGCCTACATATAGATTGTTTCCGTCTAAGATCATTGAGGTTATGCCGGAATTAAATCCGGAACCTGTGTTAAAAGTAGTATCTAACTGACCTGTTGGTATGTATATTTTTGCTATTTGATTTGCTGTAATATTGTTATAAGTACTAAAGCTACCACCCACATATATATAATCACCATCCACTATTGAACAAGAAACAGAATTGTCAAAAAGAGATATGTTTTTTAAAGAAAGATTTATTTTATAAAAACCGCTTAAATTAGTTGTCGTTTTATAGGAGGTAAAAGAACCTGCAATATAAAGCTTCTCGTCTACTATGGATATAGATTTAACTGTTCCATTAAATCCACTAGTGGTACTAAAACCAGTATTATTTGTATCCACTTCTGCGGCGGTAGTTTTATCTATTTTTACGATACGTTGTCTAGTAAGACTTTTATAAAAAGTAAAAAATCCACCTACGTATAGATTATTGCCATCTATTGCCATAGAACTAACTTCATTATTAAAACCACTAGCAGTACTAAAACCCGTTCCATTTGCATCTACTTCTGCAGCAGTTGTTTTGTCTATTTTTGCGATATATTGTCTAACATTTGCTTTATAAGTAGTAAAGTTACCACCCACATATAGATTGTTGCCGTCTAAAATCATTGAAGATACATATGAATTAAATCCAGTTCCTGGACTAAAAGTAGTATCTAACTGACCTGTTGGTATGTATATTTTTGCTATTCGATTTGCCGAAGTATCGTTATAAGTAGTAAAAGCACCACCTACATATATATAATCACCATCTACTACAGAGCAATAAACAGCACCATTGAAATAAGATCTATTAACAGATGAAACTAAAGATGCATCATTTTTATCTATCAAGGATCCACGACTGGATTTTGAAGTCAAATTATTTGTTATGGATGTAAAGCCACCGCCTAAATAAACACTATTAGAATCAATTGCTAATGAATTAATATAACCATTTGGATAATTTTTATTAAAAATAATATCTTCGGGCAAACTTGTCAATAACAGTGAAGTGTTTTTATCTATTTTAGCCAAAAAATTCTGGCTTGTTCCTTTATAATTTGAAAAACTACCTGCTACATAAATAGCATTTCCATCTATTGTCATAAGCTTAACATCAGAATCAAATCCATTAGCAGTACTAAAACCAGTGCCGTCTGCATCAACTTCTGCGGCTGTAGTTTTATCTATTTTTATAATACGGGATCTGGAGTTTCCTTTATAAGTAGTAAAACTACCGCCTACGTATAGATTGTTACCATCTAAAGCAAGAGAATAAACTGGAAAACCAGCTGATACGCCATTATTGCCAGCTATATTCGAATTAAAAGTATTGATTATAGAACCTTTTTTGGATATCTTCAACAAATTCCAGATTCCAGTAAAAGAGCTATCATTTTTATAATTTGAAAAATCACCACCTAGATATACTTTGTCATTGTAAGAAGAAATTGTTCTAACTGCATTGCTAAATCCACTAGTAGTACTAAATCCACTACTACTAGCATCTACTTCTGCAGCAGTTGTTTTGTCTATTTTTACGATACGCTGCCTAGTGTTTCCTTTATAAGTATTAAAATTACCACCTACATATAAACTATTGCCATCTAAGACCATAGAATACACATAACTACTAAATCCACTAGTGGTACTAAAACCAGTTCCATTGGTATCTACTTCTATAGCAGTGGTTTTGTCTATTTTGACTATAAATTGTCTAGCTACACCTTTATAAGCAGTAAACTGTCCACCAGCATATAGATTATTGTTATCCAATACCATGCAATTTATCTGACCAGTGGATCCAAAGGCGCTTGTTGTACTAAAGCCAGTTCCATTAGTATCTACTTCTGCAGCGGTGGTTTTATCTATTTTGACTATATGTTGTCTAAGGTTTAACTTATAAGAACTAAAATAACCACCTACATATAAATTGTTTCCGTCTATTGTCATAGAATTAACTTGAGCAGTTCCTGAAATACTAAATCCATTATTGGTACTAAAGCCAGTTCCATTAGTATCTACTTCTGCAGCAGTGGTTTTATCTATTTTGACTATACATTGTCTAGTTAAACCTTTGTAAGCAGTAAACTGTCCACCTACATATAGATTGTTTCCGTCTATTATCATAGAATTAACTTGAGCATTGAATCCACTAGTAGTACTAAAACCAGTACCATCTGCATCTACTTCTTCTGCTGTGTTTTTATTTATTTTTATCAAACCCTGACGAGATTTTCCATTATATAGACTAATTGCTCCGCCAATGTATAAATTATCTCCATCTATCGCCAATGAATAAACATTACTAATACCAGAAAATAATTTGAAAGACGTATCTAATTGACCAGTTGGTATGTGTATTTTAGCAACACCATTTACAGTTGCATCATTGTAGGAAGCAAAACCACCACCAACATATATATAATCACCATCTACTACAGAACAATAAACAGCACCATTGAAATAAGATCTTAAGAACGCAGAAGGGAATAATGCAGTTGTTTTATCTAGAACAGTTCCGTTTCTTGATTTTATATTTCCAATATCTGTTACTGTTGAAAAACTACCACCAATATAAAAATAATCAGAATCTTGAACCTGAGCGTAGGTAGTTCCATTTATTTGCAAATTTGCAAAAGGAAAAAATAGCTGCTTACTTAAATTTCCATGTAAAGTAGGGACAGAGAACATTTCTATATTTCCCCATTTTAAAAAGTAGTATTTCCAGAAATATTAAAAACATTTGCTGCATATGACATTACAGATAAACTTCCATGCTGGGCAGATATCTTTAAACCATTTACTGAATTTAAAGTTGTTCCACTTGCGACCATTGAAACTTGCCCGCTTCCAACTTGAATCACTACACAGTTGAAACCAACCGGCAATCCTGTAGGAATAGTTATATTAAGCGAAGAAGAGCTGTTTGCAATAATTACTCTTCCATTGTCAAGTGAAGACATTAAGTATGAAGTAGTTATTGTGTTTACTGAACTTGGATTCAAAGCATACCCTGCTGCTGCTACTGTATCAGTGGGAGCAATTGTTCCGCTAGTTCTCCACTCTAAAGCAGAAGTTCCATTTGTCGCTAAAACTTGTCCAACTGTTCCATCGCTAACAGGAAGTGTCCAGGTTGTGTCTACAGAAAGAGAATCTGCAGCCTTTAGCGCAACATAATTAGATCCGCCATTTTCTTTTAATCTTATAGATCCACCAATTCCACCAAAAGCTTCTACTACTAATGTTTTTGATATGGAATCTGGAAATTGAGTAGATGTTAGTTGACTGCTGCTATTTAATGTAGCGACTCCAGATGCGGCGCCTTTATCTGTTGCCGGCACTACATAGTTCTTCATAGCTTGAACAGACGCCGCCTGATCAGTCTGAATGCCTGTTGTACTATTTACAACAGCTGCTGTTTTAGCTCTAGTGTCTGAATAGTACAAACGCGTGGTTCCAGGTGTTGTGTCTTCTGGGACATTTGCTGTTGAAAAATTAGTAGGAAGTTGATTTGATGTTATTTTATTTCCATCAGAAGAAATAACAACAGTCCCATCTGCATCAGGTATTGAGATAGATCTATTAGAAGTAGCTTGAGATACTATTTCAATATTAGAAGAATTACTTGGTGGTGTTATTTGAACTGTTCCAGGTTTGTTGGGTGCTTTTATCTCCCAGCTATTTCTAGAATTACCAACATGAACAAAACCAGTTATCGAACCACCTTCTTCAATATGTACACCGGCGCTGTTTCCAGATCCAGCAACGCCTCCAACGTTTAAATTTATATCTTTATCTGCAACATTTAAATTAGTAACACCAATATAGTTAACACTGCCATTAATGTTGACTGTGTCTCCAGTTTGTCCGATGTTTATAGTAGAAACACCCGTTCCAGTACCTATATTTATTTCAGAAGTATGATCGCCAGTTCCAATGTTGACTTTATGTGAATAGGGTGTGGTTCCAATATTAAGTTCAGAATTGTCAACTGTAGACTCTATGCCAGTTTGATTTGCGAAAGTTATATTTCCAGAAACTGCACTTCCAGTTTTTGCTACTGCATAGTTCTTTACAGCCTGAACAGAAGCTGCTTGATCAGTTTCAGAACCAGTTGTTGTATTTACAACAGCTGCCGCTTTTGCTCTACTGTCTGAATAGTACAAACGTGTAGTTCCAGGTGTTGTATCTTCTGGAACGTCTGCAGTTGTTAAAGAAACATCTCCAGTTTTTGTATTTACGGATAAAACACTTGCTCCAATCCATCCGGTTCCATTGTATACATAAACTATTCCATTTATAGTTACTGCATCACCTTGTTTTAAATTTGGAATAGCATTTGCTGATGCTAAATCAGGGTAGGTTGGTATATTTAAGCCACTTTTTATTTTATAAAAATCGTTAGCCATAGATCACTTCCTTATATAGGCATAAGTGATAGGTCATATTTTATTACTTTACTTTGTCCAGCAGGATCAGAAAAGCTTAAAATACCACTATTATTTATAGTAAAAGACACATTTGCAGAATCGCCGCCTGATGCTTGACTCATCTTCCAAGTTAATCCATTGTTAGAGCCAATTAAATGAAATGTTTCTGCTAAGTTTGAAGATGCAACAAATACAGAAACATGACCTATAAAACTTCTGTATACTAATGGATCAACTGTTAAAACGGAACCAGCAGTACTTGAGCTAGACATTTCTCCAGCAAGAACTGGGTTTCTAGATGCCCAAAATAAAGAACCGGATCCGTTTGTTGATAATATCTGACCATTTGTTCCATATGAGTTTGGAAGAGAAAAGGTAATATTAGAAGAAACAGAAGACGGAGCAGATAGCCCAATGTATGAAGATGAAGAGTTTGATTCATATAGTTTTATTTTTCCATCTTCAATAACAACATCTTTTGATGGACTTGAGAATTTAGAACTTCCTTCAACATTTAAATTAAAATTATCACCAAAATCAACGTTTCCGATTTCTAATTTTCCAGTTATCTGAAGTGCAGTGTTGGATCCTGCATTCAATACAATCGGATCACCTGATGCAATTGTTACTAAAGACCCTGCGTTATATGCACTTTGAAGTGTTGCAAAATTAGATGTTTCTGCAAAATAAACACCACCGGAAGAAGCTATTCTAAAAGTAAGAACATCGCCTATTACTAAATTTTGCTGTATAATAATTTTATTAGTAGTATCATAATTAGCTGTTACTACAGGCTCTGTCCAATCTGTTCCTAATACAAGTTTCTGACCGTTTAAGTAAACTTCTAACTGACCAGATCCTTTTATGTACAGTTGTAATTCATTGTTGTTTCTAGTGTCATTTGGAAGAACAATTTCCGAACCAGAAGATATTGTTGTTGTAACTTCATAATTTTCTTCATATATATTCCCAACTGATTGAGAATGATTTGTAGTTACCAAACCTAAGTTTTCTAATGTATATATAACAAACACATCTTCATCCACTGGGACATCTGATTTGCTTGTTATATATAAGGAGCCATTTGCGTCGGTATCTTGATATGTTGAACTTGTTTGTATGTTATTGAATGTTTTAGCCACTGCTCTGTTAATTCTTAACCAAACTGATTGTCCGTCTGATATGGTTCTTTGAGCTGTTGTTAGTTGATTTATAGCATAAGCATCTATCTTATTGGTTATAGAAGAACCATTCATCGATATTGTTATTTCTGCGGATGTCGATGGGCTTCTATAGTAGATATATCCTGCAGATGAAGTTGTTGCACAAAAAGCAACTCCAGCTTTGTCTATAAGTGTTATATTTTTGTTTTGAGCATTCTCGTGATCGTTGCTAGTCCATGAACTGGAATTTTTAATCTCAACACCATCCCAGGAATAGACGGACGTTCCGCTAAATCTATAGAAAAGAATTATCTTGTTTTCTTCTAGTAGATATGGATTGTATAGAGACTCTACAACAGGGGTGATTGAAGTTCCAACTTCTCTTCCAACTGTGGCAACTACTGCACTATTAGTTGGAAGAGTGAAGTTAGATATGACTATTGTCTGCTGCAAAGATCCAGGTTTTTCTATAAAAAGATCTCCGCCAGATGGTGTTAATATCTGATTAGATCCAGAAGTTTCGTTTCTAAATACAACTCTATTTCCAACTATAGAACTTCTGTCTTGAACTCTATCCGCCATCATTGAGGTTAGTTTAGAGACTCTTTCAGTTAGACTATCACTAGGACTTGAGTTGAAGTTTTCAAACCCTTCGAGCGTGCCATATCCATTTGGAACAAAATATGCTGGATTGTTTTGAGCTAAAGAAGTCATGCCAATGAAGTTTAGTATATTTTTACTATCAGGCTCATTGATATCAAGAGACTCTCCTTGAATAACTCTTGCTGCTCCAAATTCAGTCCTTAAATTAATTCTTGCGCATGAAGCAGTTCCAATAGCCCCTACAGCTGTGTTCGCATTGTATGGAATTTGAAATTGAGTATCACTTCTAACATTTATTAAATATCTACCGTTATTGTATGAGTCATACAGACTGCCAGTGTTTTCTATAACTACAGTTTGATTTGATTCGAAACTATGATTAGCAGATTCTAATTCATACCCATAATCCGTAGACCTTGCAGCAGTAGTCACAACTGCCCAACTAACAGTAGCGTTCGTCTGGCTTGTTGTTGGGAACGTTCCAGTTGTTTCTATTATCACAACATTTGCAGATTCAACCTCAACTTGATATGTTCCGTTGTAGCTAGATGCATTTGCAACAACAACTCTGTCACCGTCTAATAGACCGTGTGATATCATTGTTATCTTTGCTCTTTTTGTATCAGAATTATCTATAGTAATGCCAGTTTTATAGGATGAGGTTATGCTCGCTATTTTTTCAATAGTATCTGAACGATTTGCAAGCCAATAAAACTGACCACCTAAAAGCCAAGGCTCCGAATCTGATCTAGATGCTATTTGAATATCATCGTTTGCATATTCGCCTTTTGTATACACAGCAGAAGAAAATTCTGTTGTTCCTTGATAAGTCCCACTAAGTATTACAGAAACAGCAACATTTGCAGACGTTGGACTTCCAGTTCCGTTTTGACTCGCTCTAAAATCTTCAACTCTTAAGTATAAATTGTCATTATCACTTAATTTTTTAATCCAATCGCCTTTAGATAGATACTCAAAAGAACCCTCTGGTCCATTTATATATGCTGCTCCGTTTTTAAATTCAACTTGATTACCTAAAGAATTGATGCGCTTTCCTCGTACCATCTCGATAAACATTACTTCTTCATTCTGAAGCTGCTTGCCGGTGGTTGCGTTTTTTCTAATTATAATATCTCGAGGATCATTCATCTTTCTATAAACAATATCCTCAGACCAAGTAACTTTTCCAGGCGTCGAACCATCGTGCGTCCATTTGCCTTTTGATTTAATTGAACTTCCAACTGTATCATCGAATAGGTTTAATAAGTTTATTGTAGGGGCAGATTCGTACCAATATGTAGTGCCAGAAAGCTCTAGCAGCTTTGTCATCACAGCATCCATCCACTCTTTTAATGAGAAGATGTTTTTATCGCCGCCAAAGAATGGAGTTGGAGAGGTTGAATCATCAACAGATATCGGTGGCTCATCTCTAGAATAGCTAGCACTTGGCAATGATCTAAAGGTATAGCTACCAATTTGATCTGGAGAGACGCCTCCAGTTCCAAGTCGAAACATCATGTTTCTACAGTCAGTTATTTTAGTTATGGTAGAACTTCCAACTTCAATTTTTGCAATTGGAATAGTCCCTTCTGGAAAGGTCGAAACAGAAATTCCAACCTCAACCCTTAATACCGACTGAGTGTTGACAATTTGATTAAATTCACCACCTTCTCCGCTGTTTAGGTCGACGTCCCAAAACGCTCTACTATCTGGCGCATAGCCTTTAGATGTTAGAGTTAAATATACATAATTTGTTGCATTTGTTCTTAGATCGGGAACAAGCGGTGCAGCAAGCGGATGTCCTTCTTGTAATCCGTAAAAAAAACTGCCAGCAGAAGATTGTGGGTTGTATAAAACAGAATCAGCCACACGAATAGATACGCTTCTTGTGTTAATAGAAAGAGGGGCATCGATTATCTCAAATCCTTTCAGAACCATTGGAGTTGTTCCGACAAGAGATTTGATTAGATTTTTAAAATCAGACGAGACATACGACTCGATTGCTAAAATATCAGGCAAATCAACACGTTGCTGAGAGCCAATTAACAATCGAGATAATACAGCCATTTTAAAACTCCATCAGTTACTTAAATATAAATTCAAGTATGAACCTTAATAATTATACATTGTATTTTCTTAATCTAACACTTATCCATATAAGTCATATTCAGAGTATACGACCTCAGGATATCTAATAATATAACGAAGATAAACGCCTACACTTTTAACAGATGATATCAGTTGCTTCAACACTTCTCTAGCTGCACTTGGATCTGAAATATAAAAAGCATATTCTTTACCAAGACCGCCAAGAACCTGCGCTCCTTTTCTTCTTATTGCGACAACATTAGATCCTGCCGAGTGATTGTATTGAAAGACATACGCAGGATCCATTACTATCGTAGAATCTGATGCTTTATACAAATATCTGACAGGTCCTTCTTGAGTCTCTAATCCATAATCAAATATTAAAAAACCTTGCTCAATAGGTATGTTGTTAGCAGGATCTACTTGTAAATTTAAGATTATATTCCCTGATTTTATATCTACTGTAGTTTTAGCGATATAAGAAGACAGCACAAATGGCGCACCAGTGTCCCACAACATTGGTCCAATTATATTGGTATTAGACAATGCTGACGCTAAGCATACCTTGCTTCCATTGGTAGCCAAGCCTATAGATTCCCCTCTAGCGATTCCACCAGTAGAGTTTTCAGTAGGGCCAAAAGATTTGTATTTAAAAGAATTGCTTGAAACGTCATATATCTTCCATATGCCGTTAAAATTAGATCCAGTCGATACTTCGTATATGTATATGGATTGATTTTCTACAAAATTATGGTTATTTAATGTTGTTACAGTTACAACATTTTCTGAATCTCTTTGAATGCTTGAGATATTGAATTCAAAAACATCTGATAACTCGGGCAGGCCTGGTGTTATTCCATTTAATACATTTCCATTCTTATTGGCATAGCTGAAGTACAACTCACGATGATCATATCTGCCTTCTATTTTTTTTGAAGATATAAAATCTTCTGTCAGAGTTTCTATATGCATCTTAAGTTCTTCTGAAGGCTCTAATAAAAAGCATCCAGAAGAGGGCCATTCTGATGCATCGTCTATCTCTATACTGGTATCTGAGACTCTGCTTGTCATACTTGAAACTAAACCGTTTAAATGAGCAGAACCTTTTAATCTTCTTCTAACAACTGGCGGTGTTGCTGGCATCTCTATTACTATTTCACCGGGAGATGTTTCCCACACTATTGATCTATTGTCTCTTGTATAGACTACACTTTTTCTAGGTGAGATGAATCTGACAAAATATCCTGGGTTTGCGGAATGATCAAAAACTCCTTGTGTTGACAATAGATTTGTAAATTTAATAGAATTATTACTAAGATCAATCTCTTTAATTATAAAACTTCCACTGTTTTTAGTGTACGTAGGCATGTCTATTATCGCAATGTCGCCTACTTGTATTTTCTCAAGTCCTACGGGTGAGCTTGTCTGCATGATGACAGTATCACCTATCTTAACGGTATTCCAGATTTCACCAGAGTTTGGCCCTGATCCAGATCCCTCTATAAAACCTGGAAAGTTGATTGATATATTAGCTCTACCGCCAACAATCTCAACTGATCCTTTAGATCCTATTGTTTTGCTAAAAATTCTTATAAACTTCTTTTTTTGTATACGATTGTCAAATGCAACTGCAAAAGAATTCTTTGCTTGACGATTTATTATCGCAACAACTTCATCCACTGTTGCATTCGATATATCCTCAAAGTCTTCTTGTTTGAAGTATATTTCTTCTAAATTATAATTGTCTACTAAATAAGCCAATTCCCAGCCATCTTTAAGTAAGAAAGGTTCACTTACAGCAGACTCTACAAAAGCAGTTGTAGATTCTTTGAAGAAGAATATATCCAATAGTTGATCAAAAACTATTTTTACTTGCTTTGGTTGATACGCCAATATAGGTATGTATTTTCTCATCGTCTCGTCGTCCATTCCCACGACTCTTGGACGATTTATTTTTAAGTTAGATGCTAATTTATCAATGTAAGGTCTACTAGATGAACTTATGAAAAATTGCTTACGAACCTCTTGGACCAGATCAGCTACATCCTGATCTGACTCTCCTATGGCTTCTATTAAAGCTTTCCAATTAGGATTAGACTGGACTCTGAAATATGGATTCAGATTGTCTGCTAAGAAATCTTTTGCTTTACGATTATTTGCCATAAAAACCTCAAGACAAGCTTATAAGATCTGGTGATATAAATGCTTTCTGATCATCGTCTATGGCAATTCTTTCATTTGTCGGAGCTGGATTTGTAAATGTTACAGCATTTACTCCATTTATAGACATTGCTCTTGCTATAATCTCAGAAAGAATAACATCTTGTCCAACTCCCAATGAGTTTATATAATTGATTATGGTTGACTTTATATCATTGGATATATCTGTTAAGTTTATACCATCTCTAGTAGTTACATCTATAGTTATTTCTATTGGCTTGATCAAAGGAGGAAGAACTTCTATCAAAGATCCTACTGCCCTTCTTCCCGGATAACTGGCTGCATCTGGTTCGTGTCCATCTATAATTCTCTGAACAGTTTGCATGAGACCCGTGTAATAGACATATCCATCTACGCCAGATGTTACTCCGACATCAAAACCTAATTTGCCTAATGACTGTATCTTCGATCCATATAGATCACTTATTTTATTCACTTGATGAATTGGTTTTAAATACAAAACTCTTTGATTTACGTTGAATTCATTTATAGCCGCATGTTCTACTGATCTTATAGATTCATACTTATAGTTTTCGTTTTCAAGTATATAAAAACCATCTTCGTTAGACGACAAGCTAATACCTGATTGAGAAACAGCACCCGAATTATATACTCTGACAAATTGTGATTTAGAATTTGGTTTTGTTCCATATTCTTTTATTGTAAAAACACCAGAATTAGATGTCTTAAACCAAGTCGGATTTGACAGATTATCTATTATTAAAGAATCTCCAGCAACAACAGAATCCGCTGAATAGAAGATGAAATCGTCTTTGCTGTCAAGATAAATACCTTTTCCTATGTCATTTTCTTGATCTAAAGCAACACCCTCTGAAGCGGAATCGGATCCGCGATATCTAGAGCCAATTGTAATCGAAGTAGCAGTTAAAGGATCTCCAGTGTTGAATCCTATTACTTGAACTAGATAATCATTTTCGTCTTCTTTTTTCTTTACCCAATCCCCTAAAGACAGATTTGCAAAACAACCCGCAACACCTGTTACTTGGGTTGCATTGGCCTGCCATATAACTGGAGTATCTAAATTGTTTATTTTCTTGAATGTGTTCAACTCTTCTTTAAAGTTTGGATTTTCAATTATAAATGAATTATTATCTATAGCTAAAATTCTAAAGAAGCCATTGTTTACAGATGAGAAAGTAGATCCACTTATTTTTACATAATCATCAACAGCAATGCCGCAGTCTGTAAAATAAGGACTATCTCCATCTGTTCTACTTATTCTTACTAAACTATTAAAACCTAAACTTTCTATCTTGTATCTTGTTCTTGTTTTTTCAGATTTTAAAGCAACAGCTCCAGTATATGCTCCATCTGCTGCTGAAGTTGAGAATTTAAAAGAGGAAATGCCCGGAGTTTCAGTTATAGTTTGATTTCCATTTAGATTAGTGTTTGCGCAATCAGATATCTGTACAACTTCCCCTAATCCAAATCCATGAGAGACATCGGTTAAAGCAGTTGCAATTCCACTTGAAACTGTGATGTTTTTTATATAAATATAAGATGTATCTTTTGTTCTCCATCTAATCCCCATGGATGGAAAAACTTCTACATTGCCACCTGTGGTTGGCATCGTAAATGAAGAAACTGCAACTCCATTTGGATTCACAACGTCGATGTATCTTTGTTGAGCATTTACTGCTATAATTGGAAAATTAGAAATCTCACCATCACCCGTTAATTGAGATTGGTTTCTTATGTTAAAATTAGTTATGAAACCAGAACCATCTCCCCAAACACCCAAAACATCGCCAGGCGAAACATCTTCTAAACTAGTTGCTGATTTCTGAGAAGATATGAATTTATATGAAAAAGTAGTACCAGCATTAACTAATGCGGATTGTATTGCAGAAACAATAGTATTTGGAGTATCTGTACTTAGTACATCAACTCTTATTTTATTTGTTGCACTTGTGTAAGGTGTTCCATTTGGCTGCGTTGAGTTTGCGTTAATAGAAAACCAAACTGCAAAACTATAACCTAATTCATTTTGAAACGTAAAATAATCACCTTGATTAGGAACACTGTTTACAGATATATTAAAGGTTAATTTAGTACTAGCTGTTCCATTTGAAATATTAAAAACCTCAAGTGCAGTAGTTCCAGGAGTCGATCCGCTAGAAGGATATTCATTTGGAAGAGTTGATACTACTCCATTTGATGTAGATGTTATCTGCACACTTCCACCTGCTTCGTTGTGCTCCCATCTCCACACTGTGCCCTGCTGAACACCATACGTAGAGGCAGATACGTCTGTCACTTTCCAAGATGTGAAATAGCTAGAATTGATTTGTTTTTTATTTAATACATACTCAGTGTCATTGTTTGTAGATATCTCAACGTCAATAGTGTCTGTTGACTTCAATCTAGATAATCTTTTTGCTGGTTTTTCATTATATATTCTTACCAAGTCACCGGTGTTTATGGTAGAAGGATATGCAGAGGTTTTTATCTCAATCGTGCCATCAGATACTTGAGCATCTCCGAATATACTAAACTCACCTAAATTAGCCCTTCCACCAACGACCTCAACAGATCCAGATGTTCCAAGTTTCTTAGACTTTATCTGAACCCTTCTAAACTTATTAGAAATATCTACATCTGCAACAATTGGAAGTTGAGACAGCGCTTTGTGACTTAGATGATGTTTTACATTTTTAACTGTCTTAGGGAGGAGTTTGAAAAACTCACCAAGATCACCCGTATCTGAGTTTGGACATGTTCTCATGTCATAATTGGATGATTGATTTTGCAATGTTAATTGTTTTTTTAATGTAAAATGTGGACTCACATTGCTGAAGGTTTTTACAAAAGATTCGCCGTCAAACAGATTTATCTGAGAATTTCCAACAGAATGTCCATAGCCAACTGGCGATGTTTCTTCTTTTGTGATCTTTGTAAATTTACCAGAACTTAAACCAGTAATTGGAACTGCATTTATTACTGAAGAATTTTGTGTTATATATGTTGCTATCGTTTGGCAATCATTTTCTATTAATGGAAATACTTTGATGCCTGGAGCAGATGAGATTGTTTCATACTCATCGTCAACACCGGCTTGAGCTGTTGAAACAGTGAAGCCAGAGGTTTGAGCATTTCCAGCTGAAAGCAAACCATTTTCAATATTATTTATAGTAACTTCATTAGATGCAACTGTTGCATCGAATTTAGAATCTGCGTCCAAAGAAAGTTTAATTAAGTTTGCAACACTACTTGCTGAGCTTCCTGCGGGAATCACGATCTGTATAGATCTATCTTCTCCATGAATAGGCTCTGCTTCTCCGTACACATTCATCCAAACTGCAACACTTCCATTTGTGTCATGTATGGTGAAATATTTACCACCTAATGTGTTGTTTGAAGCACCATCTACTTTACTGTAAGTAAAACCTGTAGAAGAGTCTCCGCTAGTATCTAAAGTAACTGGTCCATTGAAATTATTAATAACATTAAAACTATTGCCACTGGTATAGTTAGCGGTAAAATCTGGATAAGCTGAGTTTACGATGTTTGCAGTTGCGCTAGCAACACTTGCAGCGCTTGCTCCCGTTATTACAGTTCCTATTTTTATATATTGATAAATACCTGTAAGTGTTGGCTGCGAGCCTACATTGTCTATAGCATACCAAAAGACAATTTTATTACCATATCTATCTCTAAGCACAAAATAATCACCGCTTCCCACCGTGCTAGTAGTAGAGCCCTGAGCTGTACACGTGATGGTTATGCTTCCCGGTGTTCCAACAATATCTTGTGTTGTAGTTACCGTATACGATTGAGGAGACCCTTCGTCTGACACAACTGCATCAGCGTTTGTTATATCAACTGTTCTATTCACGGCATCAAAAGCATTGATTCTAAAAATACCTCTATTTCCAGAAGAAACATTGGGATCTGTTATTGCTATTATGTCTCCATTTTCTGGATTTAACGAAGAAAAATCTACATAGGTTTCTTTGAACTTTAATCTATAATCATTACTAGATATATTCTTAACTGAAAAATTAGTTCCACCGGTTATTCCAGTAGGAATTAGGTCACTGCTCGCAAACGCATATGTTACAAGTGTTTTACTTGAAGTATTGAAGTGTTTTATAGAAGCTGATTGATTTGGTAAAGATGGATATTCTATTTTGAATCCGTATTTATCTCCAATTGGTCCGTATTCTTTAGCACGAATTATCATGCCCGCATTGTCTGAATCTGTCTTGTACCAGTTTCTACTTCTAAACCAAACGGCATAATCTTTAAATTCTGTATTTGTGTTTGTCTTAGACCAAATTGCCTCATTCCCAAAATCAATACCCGGTTCGTTGTCGGAATCATATGCAGAGAATTGAGTATTTGTTGCAGCAAAACTAGAATTTATTCTTCCAGTTCTCCAAAAGTTTACATTAACAGTTTTATTAACAGCATCTCCATCTAATATAAACACTATTGAGTCATCTGCAGATATTGTTAAAGACTCTAAGATACTTAATTCATCATTGGACAGATAATCAAATATAGTATTAGGTGTTTCAGGTTGAGTGTACAAACTAGAGCTAGATGGAAATTCTTTTATATTTCTAAATTGAGATTTGTTAGAACCACTAGTTACATTAATTAAATTATCGTGATCTATATTGGAGCTATTTAACAAGAGAGAATTTAAACTTAACAACTCTCCGCTTCCAGAAATTGGAGGCACAGAGCTCGAAGAAAGCGATCCTCTTATATCAGAATACAAAGTCCTGTCTAACCAAGCTGAAGTATGATCTGTTCTTTTAAAATAACTTATTAAATCTTTCTGAGTTGCTTTTGTTGCAATATTAGACTGATTACCAAGCTGAGCACTTCCTTTTGATGGGAAAAGATTTGTCATCAATCCTACTGAAACTGGAACAGCAATAGAACCATCGTTTTCAGTAGAGCTGGTGAGTTTTATCGAGCTGGTTTTATAAGTAGAACTTTTTACATTTTCTATATTTAATTTTATAGAATCATTTATAGATTTAAAAGTAGCAGCACCGGGAGTTTCTAAATAAGAACCTTTCCAAATCTGTGGATATGAATCCGCAGAGAACACTTGTATATCTTCAGAAGCTTGAACAATTTTAGATGCTGTGGCTACAGCATCTACGTTGTCGACCATTATCCAAGAATCGTCACCTGCTGTAGTATGTTTGCCTTTTTTACAGATCTTAAACAGTCCACAATTTTCTAAACTAAGCCAAGAAGAACCGGTTCCTCTGTATGATATGTAAACAAAATCGCCAATCTGAGCTTGAGCGAAAAGAGTACTTACGTTTGAGGTTATTTTCATCTTTCCTGTCGAAGGAACTGAGATAGAAATCGTTGTTCCGATTATTGGATTCACTTCACTTCTAAATACTGTATTATTGCCATCTGCAATTACAATGGCCTCAGCGGGTCTTTCAAATGAATCTGATGTCAAACTATAAACACCAGTAGAAGTTTCAGATACAATATTTCCTTTTGCATCTGCAGATCCAGCTGTAACAGTGTCACCTTGTTCTATTTTTACTTTTAACTGTAAATTTCCATTTTGTCTATTTAGTGCAAAGTCAGAAGTCTTTCCTTCTGAATATGTGTCAGCTCCAGCGAACATGTGAGAAGAGTATGTTCCACCAACAATCTTCAAGGAAGATCCCGATCCAATCTTGTTAGAAGATATTTCAATCTGATCAGCAGATGTTGCGCTTGCAGTTATTCCAGCAAATTTTTTGTTAAAAGCAGAAACCCAATCTGATACTGTCAATACACTAAAAGCTTGTCCATCGAAATCTAAAGAAGTAAAAGAACGATTTTGAGCTGGTGTTTCGTCTACTTGAATAGTAAGATCGCCAGTTCCAATTATCGCCCAGTTTGATTTTGAAATTGTTCGCAATGTTGCTGGAAATTCTTTTTCAGACAATAGCGTATTATTTTTGTACAGCGTTATATATGAATATCTATTAGTTGGAAACTTTAGATATGAATTTGCATATAGAACAGAAGAAGAACCAGAAGAAAGAGGAGCAACTTGTATGAATTCGACATCGTAATTTGTTGGATAGATTAACAGTCGAGTTGAATTTTCTGTTAATCTGCATTTAAAATTAATTGACTGATCATTTATAGCATTTGCAACTTCTTGCAAAGTGGCAGCAGCAATGTTGTTGAACTGAGAGCTCTTGAATGTTATCTGCTCTTCTGCGTTGTCGATTAAAACGGATATAGTAGACTCGTCAACTAAAGAATAAGGACCGTCTGCCAAGTTTACAACCTGAGGTCTTGGTAGCGGAAAGTTTGCTAGTTGTATAAACTCTTCTCCACCTGTTGCAGACGATAAAATAACATCTACATTTTGACCTTTAAAAGTAGGTTGAAAGCCACTACCGTCATCTATGTATACTATAGAAGGTTCTCCAATAGCAGCTGGTTCTGTGATTGTTGCAGAAGATACTTGCTTGCCATCTGTTGAATCCGACACGCCTATGATTGCGCTTAATATAGAAGCCCTGGTTCCTCTTGCTAGAGTTGACGTATAAGATTTTATTCTTTCTCTTAAATCATCATCTGATTCTGTGTCTCTGCCGTCTATCAGCGCATTTGAGTTTGTAACTGAAGCTGTTGCAAATGGTAAAGATGAAAATTGAACTATAGTATTTATCCCAGTATTGCTAGATGATCCAACTTGATTTGCAACTATAGCTATTCCACTTATTGAGTCTTCTCCTGCTGGAAGAACTGCATCTCTTAATGTTGAGTATAGTACTTCTGGATTTTGATTGTTTGCAGGTATCTTTACTACGGTTCCAGATGATATGAAACGATCTATTGTATTCTGCTTGTCGACAACATAGTCTGATATAAGATGATCATACTGAACAGCAGATGATAGATTTATCGTATAAAAGCTACCATTGTTGACTATTGAAGAATAATCAATTGGACCTTCAAACTGCTGAGTTCCTCTTCCTATGTACAAGCTTCCTCCAGAGGCATTCCACTGAGAGGCGTCGTTTACATATAGAACAGTTACTCCAGCAATAGGCGGTTGCTTCAATGCGTATAGAGAAGTAGATCTCTTTGAGATAGATGTGTCTTTTATAGTTACAAAACCAGTTGCCTTTGAAGCAGGTGTTCTGGTAAGGCCATAATCGGCTGCTCTTTGATCTAAATCTGAGTTCTTAAGAGCATCAATGCTTAAAGATTCAAGTACGCTTAATATGTTTGCACTATTCTCAAAATCTTGAGCAGCAACAGCTTCTAGAAGGGTTAGAAGAACTGAGCCTCTGTTTATGTCGTTCACGGGTGTGTCCGCTATCATCTTTCGGACAAGTTTTCCTAATATCTCGTTGTATGAACTAATAGTAACGGCCATATCTCACCCTTGTTAGGAGATGTTAACGCTAAAGCTTATTGGAATAACAGTTGATCCACCTGCCAAAACAACGCCCATTATGATCCTGTATGTGTTAGCAGAACCTTTTTCACTTATATATTCTACCGATAAAGAGTCTAATCTTTCAAAGCGGCTATCATTAGATACTTGATTTACTATATCCTCAGATATCTGCTGCTTGACAGTCTCCGTATCTAGATTTTTCTCACCTATTGCAGTAGATATTCCATACGACTCATGAGTTGCTAAGGATCCTTTAAAAGTATTCATTAATATTTTAACGGCCTGTATAGCGTTGTCTACGCCATAGCTCAATGAAATCTCACCGAGCGGCGATAGGACAATGTCAGAATCTTTGTCTATAAGTAGATCAATTCCAGCACGTTTCTCGTCTTCTGCGCTACTTTTAAGAAACCAAGGATCTTCTTTAAATTTTGGCTGAATCTCTTCTGTGGATGGTATTAGTATATAGAAATTACTATTTATTGTATTTGGCTTAAAAACTCTAATGTGAGCTAGATCTGTTGTTTTATATTTGCTTAGATCAGACTCTCCGTTTAGCTCTACTATTAGTTCTCCTGATATAGGAACTTCTTTGATGCTTGTTATGATTCTTTGATCTGGAGTTCTTTCAGTATTAGATTGCAATATTACTATTTGATTTACATATATCTTTTCTTTGTTGGCTTGACCATTTTGATCTAACCTAGAAAGATTAAGCGTATTGCCTTTTGCATTTGCTATTAAATATATGATTTCACCAACCTCGTCTATATATGGAGGTTTTAGACCATTTGCTATCGCTATATCAATCCATCTTTCGGCGTCACCCATTGTTCTGTACGCTAAAGTTCTTAAACTTTCACCATAGTTTAACTTAGTCAAAATTCCCGATGAATAGTTTCCGATATCGATCTCTGGATTATTCGCATTTGCTCTAGCGAATGCAAACGGATCCAAAAACGCTTGGGTTTTTAATAAATTCTGATTAGCCAGTATATCTTCTATTGTCTGTACGCCTTTTTGAAAAGCAAGAGACACTTCAATCTGAGACACTGATCTATTGAGAAGTGTTGGCAACGGAGATCTTTCATATATTTTGTTATAATCTGGATCAGTTGCCCCTATTGAATCAGCAACAGCATCCCTGCTATCTCTGAGCTTTTTTCTAATCTCTATAAAATCATTTTTAGTTAAAGAGTTTATTCTTTTAAGCTCATCTTCTATCTGCTTCTCCTCTATCGAGGAGACTGGTATGTCTGATATGAGTATAGAGTCAAAAACTGTAAAATAATTATCCATCAGATTCGATAAACTAGGTTGTCTTTTAGTAGCATCTGGTCTATATATGGAAGCTATAGAGTTGAACTTATCTATCTCTAGTTTAAGTCTATCTGGATTTTGATATGCATCCATCTTTAAAAGAATATTCTGTCTTATGGATATTGCCCAGTTTTCAACTATATATCTAAAACGACCTGGAATCAAAGAAGGGATATCTGCTAATGACAACTCTTCACCGAGTCCACTTTTGACCCATAGATTCAAATCTGCCAATGCTAGATATCCATTTAATACTACGCTACTCATCTCCCTGCTCCAGACACAGCAGATCCTGCGGCATTTATTGCAGACTTAGCATTTCTTATGGTGTTTCTAGCTCTTGCAAGCACAGATGCTTTTTGACCGTCGAGACCAAGAGAGTTTAGTTTCTGATTAAGATCAGAATCTTTACTACTAGTAGATAATTGTAAAGAACTTAAATTATATGCTCGTAGTTGAATGCTGTAGTTATATAGCATTGGATTGTCTGCGCTTCTTTCTAGAGCAAAGCGCTGAACAGTGCACGAGTATTTATTGTTATCTTTATAGTTTATAAATATCAAAGGCGATTTTTTGTCTGCTTTTCCTTCTGCTGCTTTTTTCTTGTATCTTAGTAAGAATAGATATAGTTGATGAAAGGCCCAGTAACCAGTCTTATCCTTAAAAACACCAGACTCATGTGGCCTGTTCTTACCAGAGATAGAGTTTAAAGCATCTGAAGCTCTGTTTGCTGCCTGATTTATTTTATTTATAGTTGAAGAACCAAATCCACCAAGAACCCCACTATCTATAAGTGCACCTGTTCCATATGAAAGTCTCCCCATCTCGCCGACTGGATTTGGATTAACCCCAACATACTTAGGTGCAAAACCAGTTGTTCCTTGTATTGCTATATCAAAGTATCTAACTTCAGAATGTTCTTCAACTGTTGAATAGAGAGTTGTTATCGTATTGGTGGCAAAATGAGTGGATATAGAGATATTCTGCGGAGATATTGGCAGATACATTGTTTCATTAGAACACTGAAAGCAATAGGAAGACGCCTTCCACCAATTATCTTGAAATGGAGTGTACGCATCTGGCTCTTTTTTGTTCCCGATCTGTGTTTCAGGTTTGTTTGTTTTTGAACTAAATGCATCTTTGACTTTATTAAAATCTGCCATGCACGCCTCCCTTTAATATTTTATCATCAAAATATTAAAGGCTTCCTTTAATACTGGATATTTTATTTTTCAAAAGTAATATTTTTGGCCATGTCGCAGTACCTTGTATTGGCGTGCACGTTCCAACTGGAGATATGATAACTAACTGACCTATCTCATCTATTAGGTTGCTTAGTATCTCTAGAAGCTCATTGCCTCCATACCCTATCGCAATTTTTTGACCTCTTATCTTCACACTCTTAGATGAATCTACGGAAAACTCTGGCGTCTTTATGACCATTTTCTTGTTTGCTTCAATTGTCTTCTCTTCACATTTTATAGATATCTTTTTTGACTTCTTATCCATCGTCATGGATATGTCGCCAGATACTATAGTTGTAAATCCGTTTTGCTTATCTATTTTTATAGTTTGTGATTTTTCTTTAGCAGCATCAGTTAGCGTAAAACTACCCGTCTTATCAAAAGATAGATACGAACCCGATGTCTTATCGTCGTATTTTGGTGGCGCGAGTTTAGATCCATCTCGAGCATCTTTTAAATTCGTAGGTGCTCCTTGAAATTTTATCTTATAAGCACCATCTTTATCTATAGTTGTCTCTAGACCATTGTATTCAGAGGCGTATGCCATGTCTTTTGTAGTTAACTTCAATGCTCTACCAGGGTGCTTGATAGATCCTATTATTACGCCTGAGTTGTCGATCCCTCCTATGCACGCAATAAGAACCATTTCTCCAAGTCTTGTTTTAAATGCTAAACTTGCGTCTTGTAAATTCTTTTTAGATTGATTTCTTAATTTGATCTCTTCGTAGTTGTATATATCTCCGCTCTTAGTCATCTGTGTACAGGACATAACTGCTCTCTTGTGTCCTTGATACGTCTCTACTAAATACAGTACACAGTCTAGCTCTTTTGAATATCTCTCGCCTATAACTATTCCCATATCAATTCTATTCTGTTCTTTATTAGAAAGATTTGATATTGGTGTCTTCCATATCGAAGAATCTCTTATTATCTGCGACATTATTTAACCTCGTAGGTATTTTTAATAAATTCTTCTACAGACGGTATTGCAGTTGCAAGAGAGTCTATTCCAAAAGATTCTTTGTTCAATAGTTCAGTGCCTTTAGCATTTGCAAACACACCTCTTATGAAATTAACTCCACAGTAATATGATCTCGCTCCGTTTGAGTCAACTGAAAATGTATAAGACACAGATTCTACATGCGCTACGAATTTAGAATCAATCTTTTGACCAACGACATTGGGAGCTTTTACGAAGACTGAAGAATCCAGCATTATATTCGTTCCAACAGTTATATAATCTGATAAACCAGTAAACATTACATTTCCATTAAGCATCTTATGAGTGTTGAAATACCAGTCTATAAATGTAAACTTCCAATTAATCACAGCATAAAACATACCGTTGGTAGATGGAAAAAACTGCGGCTGCATAAAAAGCGGACGAAGACCTTCTCTTTTTAAAGCATTTAAGTCTGCTGTTTGCGCTTCTGATTTTGAAAGAGGTTGCCCTGCCTCATTAGGAGCTCTACCCGGAGGTATTCCTGGTAGAACTTCAATTGCGTTTATTTTGTCTCTCCAATTATCTCCACAATCAAGTGATAAGATTAATTCTTTTGGTATCATTGTTCTGTGAAGATTTAAAAACTTGGATACTGTTTGAGGGGTTATAGATTCGTAACTTTCTGTATCCAATCCAAAAGGTTTAACTCTCTTGAATAGTGTCATCTTTGTCTTATCAGACTCCCAAGTTAAATCGCAAAAAAGTTCGTTTATCTCTTGACAGATGTGAGCAGAAAGTATTTGCCAAACAGAGTTTGCGCCTTTGAACACGTTCTCTAAAGGAAGGCCAAATGTCTCTGGATCAGAATCTCCACTATACTTATTGTAACCAATGAGTCTTCCCGTCTTTAGATTTTCTATAACAAACTCAGATAAACTCTTGGAGCTTACCTGTAGATCCTTCGATAATTCATCTGGTATCAAGAACGGAGATGTTGTGTTTAAGAAAGTACCAACGCCAACTATGTTCTTAGCTATAGAGGTGCGACCCCAAAGTTGCAGTATTATCTTGGTCAACAGCGACGTGGATCTTAATCCGCCTTCTGTTGTTTCTTTATCAAAGAGTTCTTTAACACTCTGTTCAAACATAGAAATCCATGCCGAGTTTATCTCGCCTTTAACTAGTGGATCTATATATAAGATAGATTCGAACACCTGTCCCCAGTCTTTTCCAACAAGTAAATAATAGGTCTCTCTAGCTCCAGTTGCCTGGTTGACCTTCATACTCATTCTTACAGAGTCTATTCTTCCTATCATCTTGAGCGATTTTTTGCCAAATGAAAAAAGCTCAGTGTCTGAGACCTTGTCAGATGTCATATGGATAGATATCCAACTTCCTGGAGATATAGTAGATATCCAGTTTCTAGTAGGTGCTAATGTTATCTGAAACTCGCCAGAAGGTTGAGCCTTGTGTTTAACTGTAGATATAGATATTATCTCGTTTTTTATCTTTAAAACACCTTCAATTGTTTCGTCGTTTATTTTATTATTATCAAATTTACTACCAAGCCTATTTGTGTAGTTGTAAATCTTTATTCCGGCTTGTGGTTGAGTTATCATGTTTTGTTACTCTTTTAAATATTTAAAAACCCGGAATCCTACCGCCCCTAACCGGCAACCAATTACTTCCACCTGCATTTGAATTTAGATCCAAGCTTGGCTGAGGAGTTCCTGGCATAACCACTCCCTGAGTCTTTGCAAAAATTTCGACAGCTTGTTTAAATGTAACAACTGCGCCATCGAAAGCAGAGGCATCTAGATGCATCTCCCCAGCTGCTTGAGTAGTTCTTGAAAAAGATTTTTCTGGATCAAAATTATCCAAAACCTTCTGCATTCTTTGTACAACTTCTTCCATACTGTTTCCGAATGCATTAATATTCTTTATAGTCGCCTGTGTGCTCAGCTCCATCGCAGTTGCAGTCTGATCTCTCAAACCCCCAGGCTTCTCAGGAGCGGTTGTCTTAAATCCTCGATCGGTCAATCTTCCAGATACACCTGCTATAGCTGCTTCTCCAAGATTCAAACTTGCTAAGACATCCACTGTGCTGGTCGATAGTTCACTGAATTTCTTTTTACCTGTTATTACATCTATATATTCTTCACGAGCCTTATTTCCTCCTCTATTGGCAACAGATGGAGCTACGCTTAGCAGTTCGCTTTTATAGATATCTTCGCCGGCTTTTAGATAATCAGATCTCATCTCGCCAGTTTTTTCATCAAAGAAGACTCCCGATACACCTTTTTCTCGTATTCTTCTCTCTATGTCTTTTCTTTTTTGAGCGTCTGCTCCACCGTACTCTCTCAACGATGAAAGTAGATCAGCTGCTCCTTCTGTTCCAAGTCCTGCTATGTTTTGCAACGTAGCTCCACCAATGCCAGGAAATGATTTTTTTAATGTTGCTATCTGAGACACTGTGCTCAGATCCATATTCACGCCACCGGTCATCTCTTGAAAAGAAGCAAGACCTCTCATAACATTCTGTTCTCTTTGTCTCTGATCGAAACCTGTACCTTCGAAAGTCTGTAGACCAATCCCAAATGCCTGAAGCGCAGCACTTGTTCCAGATGCTCCTCTTCCCTGATCTGCCATTTGAGAGAGATTGGTCATCGCCTCAACCATTCTGCCTATAGAAGCAGAATCACTAACACCGCGCGCAACAGCATTTGCCATAGCATCTTCAAAGTCTTTCTGAGAACCTCCCGCTGCAGTGATCTTGCCAAGGTTGCTCATGTACTGTTCAGCAGATATCAATCCTCTTCTTTCAGCTGAGGCTGCTGAGGTCAGAACTCTTTCTCTACTCTCTGCACTCTGCATGAAAGACACGCCAACTTGATTCGCACCCATGTTAAAAAGATTTTTTTGTCTATTTAAATCTATGTTGCCAAGTCTTGAAGCCAAAGCAGGGTTTGTCATTTCTTCCATCAATGTAGAAGACAATGCTCCGGTTCCAGTTGCTGCTTGATAAGCTGCCATTCTGTCGTTGTAAAAAGCTTGAAGAGATTGAGCTCTTATTCTTATGGTTTCTTGACTAAGTCCCATGCCGGCGCTGTATGCATCTATGGCAGCATTTGTTTGCGGTATGCCTTTTGAGATGTCTATGGCGTTTTTAGCAGTGGTTTCAACTCCAGAAACAACTGTGTTAATAGCTCCGCCTGCGTCTCTGCTTGCAACTGATGCAGCTGCACTGCTTATTGTTTGACCAACACCACCTACAGTAGACCCTATTGCGCCTGTTCTAGCTCTTGTTCGCATTATCTCTGCTCTCTGCAGCATTGCCGCATCGATTCCAGAACTAGATATAAGCAAAGAAGACATATCACCCGATAGGGCATTTTGTTGATTGAAAAATTGCTGATTCATCACGGCAGCAAGACCGGTTCGAGCTCTAGTTTGCTCTATCTCAGATCCGACAACAGCATGATACCCTATGCCTGAAATTGCAGAAAAACCACGACCGGCTAAACCTATTTTTTGAGCAGTTGTCATACCACCGCCGCCGCCATCCATGCCGGCAGCTTGCATTTCTTTTACTACTTGTTTTTGTTTTTCATATGCTGATATTTGCTCTTCTTGCTGTTTTCTTAAGTCAACCCCAGCTTCTCCAAGAGATTTGATCTCATCTGCTGTGTTTTTAACAGCTTCTCTTAATTTTCTATATTCATCCATTTCTTCTTTGTATGAGCGAACGTTTCCAGATCTAACATCTGATCTCACTCCTTCTGCCATCAATTCTCTATTTATCTTTTCAGATATCGATGCAGCTCTTCCTTGAACACTTCTTTCGTCAAGCCCCATTTCTCTTTGCGTATTTATGGCAGCGGATACCATTCCACCGTAAGCTTGCTGACGACCAAGTGTTCTAACCAATCCTTGTATTTTTGCAGCTGAACGAGGATCGTCGATGTCCTTGGATAACGCCATAATCTGCGAAGCTGTTTGCTGTGTGTGTTCTAGATTCTGTCTAGCTCGGGTTTCAAGCTCAGACTGAGACATCTGTTGAGCCATGTCTCTTCCCAGGAATCTAGCGTCTGTAGATCCTCCTAGTTTGTTAACTTGTCTCTCTAATCTCTCTGGAGAAAGTGAGATGCCAACGTATCTAGAAGATATTCTTCTTGCATTTTCTCTTCTATTGATTTCTTCAGATTCTATCTGTTCTCTTGTTTTAGCTTCTCGTTCTGCAAATCTTTGATGCTGTCTTCGATAGACTTCTAACTGATCATCTCCGGTTCTTCTTGCAAGCTCTACGCTTCTGCTTGCTCTTTCTCTTGCTTCTTGAACTCTTTCTAATCTAGATTCTAAATCTAATTGTGTTTTTGTCTTAGTTGATGCCTCGGTATAAATATCATAGATTCGCTCTGTGACTCTAGATGGCAGAGTGTTTATTTCTTGTAGTTTTTTTCTTGACCTATTTTTTATATCATTATCATCAGCCATCTTAGAATTCCTCGTCTATATCTTCGCCAAAGTCTTCACCAAACTGCTCTTTAGCCTTTTCCATCTGAGTCTTCATCCACTTCATGTCTTCTTCCGACACGCCTTGGTTTTGACTCATCTGTTGTCTTTCTTTTTCTTCTTCTGCCTCGGCCCAAGCAAGTGCATTGTCTATTTTTTCTTGTTCTATCTTATCATCTTCTTGCTCTGACGTTTCTTTAGACGCAAGTTCTCTTTCTATTTTATCCCTGTATTCGTAATACAGTTCTTCTAGAGTGTAAGATTGTAGGATTGGGTCTTTAAGAGGACGGTTGTAGGTGCGACTCCACCATGACATAAGAAAATGGAGTCTGCCTTTTTCAGATATAAGATCTCTGGCGTTCTTTGCAACTATCTTATCTATTGCTTCGTAGACGGAGATTGACTCATCGCCATCTCCGTCTATTAGTTTCCCAACTTTTCTTCTTTTACAGACTTCTTAACTTCAGAAGCCCATTCTGCTGCAACTTCTTCAACTTTTGAATAGAGCTCGACAAGAGCATCTTCATCCTCTATTCCTAATCCTGACCCTTGTTTCCACCAGTTAGGGCCATCTACAACACGTGACCTTAGCGAAGATATTGCTATAGCCATACCAGAAAGACCTGGCGAAGGATTTAGAGTATCTCCTTGAAGACGAGTCTTTTCTAACTCTGCAGCATACTTTTCTGCAACAGTTAGTCTGCATTTTATAGTGAAATTTCCTTCATACCGGAAGCCTGATTCGCCTTCATAATCAAAATAAAAAGTTTTCTCTCGCTTTGGTAGATCCATAGCAACTCTCCATCATTTTATAATATTATACTAAAAACTAGTAATAGAAAAAATTACTTTTTAGTCTTTTCTGAGATAGCAGACGGATCTGCAGATACTGCATCGGCTGTTTTATTCCAACTGGATGGAATTTGTGGAGATGTTTCGTTTATCCAACCGATTGCTCTCCACTGCAACGTCATCGATCCGAGCTGATCTGCTCTTAAATCTCCGCTAGAGGATGTTATGACTGCTTTGTTTGTTTTAAACAATATATTATCTGTAACAGAATCTCTAACCTCTATAGTTATATATTTATTAAACAAGAAACTGAGACTATCAGATTGAATTATCTCAGCCGTTGGAGATCTTCCTGGGATCATAAACATGCCGAGTGTTCCGTTTACAGACACTCTTCTAGGAACTATCTCATAAGGCATATAGTCATCTATGGTGTAAATCTCTGTTTGTTCTGTATTGATTGCCCAGGATACTTGCATTGCAAAGCCTACGATATTTCCGTTTATCTTTAAGACAGTTCTAGCACCAGTCATATACTTTGCAGAAGGTCTTAACGATGCAATGGTTCCAGCTGCTGAGATTAAATTCTCAACAGCTCCAGTTAGATAGTTTTCTAACCCTGTTCCTCTGTCGAACCCTTTTCTTCTACTCATCTATGACCTCAAGAAAATTGTTGACCTTGTCCAGAGGTTTCTGCTATAAAACTATCCTCATCAAGATAGTTTGCTATAAATTGAAACTGTTGAATCATTGGTGTTTTTTTTGAGATCGTAGAGTTTATAGCAACAATTCTGCAGTTTCTAATCCTAGCTATTCCTAATATGTCTTTAGTTTGATACTCTTCACCTATCAACAAACCGGTTGAGTTCACAGCTTTTACAAATTTATTGGCTAGATCATCTGCAACAGATCCCCTTGATCCTGTTGGAATTTTTTGATATATCTCTATATCAAACCCTGTAGAGTCTCCAAGTTTTGCTGGATTTGCACTTTGATCTGCTTTTCCATCTTGTCTAAGAAGATCTGGTCTGGTGAATTGACTTGAATCTGCAAAAGAACCAACCCCATTACCGTATCCACTTGCTCCATCCATATTTTTTATAAAGTTGGTCGCTCCATCTACATATCTAATCACAGTAAAACTTCCAGTAACAGAATACGAAACAGGTTCTATTGTGTCAGATTCATATACTCCTAGTATCTTCACTGGAATATGGCCTATAGATACGGAATAGGAAAGGTCCGTGGCATACGCTATAGTTACACCATTTACTTTTATCTTACAGTTAGAACCTGTAATAAAAAATGGTTTTTTATTTGCCACGGACCTATTCCTTATGCGCTAAGGTCAGCCTCGCCAGATCTTGATGCTGCAAATGAATCATCTTCGATCATCTCAGCAACGAACGTAAAAGACTCCATCAATATACCACGTTTATTAACGCTGCCACTCATTCTTGTCAACCTTGCGTCGATTATCTTCTTGAAGATCTCAACACCAGTGTTGTCTGCTGGATCGTTTACGTTCTTTCTAAAAAGCTCAATGTCAACAGTTTGAGAAGCAAGAAGATCACCAGGGTTGAAGTGTTCAGACATTTTTCCAGAAGCACCATCCCAATTTCCTACGCCGTTGCCGTTTGCAGCTGCGCCGGAAACTCCTCCTGCTGAAGCTGCTTTAGTGTAGCGAACGATCGAAAAAGATCCGCTAACAAGAGTTGCGATAGGTTCATTTGAAAGAACTTCATACCGACCCATTGTCTCAATTGGAATAGTCTGTACTGAAACATCATATTGAACATCAGTGGCATATGCCAAGGTCACACCATTTATCTTGATCTTTGCATTACTGCCTGTAATCAGACTAGTTTTCTTCTTTGCCATATCTATCTCCTAGGGCTCTAGAACCCATTACGTTAGAAACTCTTACCGCAAGAGTCATGTATTTATATTATCATGATTATAGTTATGATAATAAAAAATAGGAGACAATACCTTCGACTTAGTATAAATTCATTAGGAGGAGTTGTGGAAAAACAATGCACTCAATGTCTGATCTACAAACCGATAGAAAGCTTTCACAAGGAAACTAGGGGTTTGTTTGGAAGAAAATCAAAATGTTCTGAATGTTGTACAAAAATATCTAAAAAATGGAAAATTCAAAATGCGGATCGCGAAGCAGAAAATAGAAAAAGATGGAACAGTGTTAATAAGGATAGACATAAAAAATCGACATATAAATGGCGAGAAGAAAACAAAGACGCTCATTTAGCGTATACAGCAAAATGGCAAAAAGAAAAGAAGCTATCAAATACAAACTTCAAACTACTATGTTCTATCAGATCACTTGTTTCTAATCATTTTGCAAATAGAGGAATTTGCAAAACTAAAAATTTAGAAAGTTTACTAGGAATTAATTGGACTGATTTTAAGAATCACATTATCTCTATGCTAGAAACAGAGATGACAGAGCAAAATTATGGCGACTATTGGTCTTTTGATCACATTTGCCCTTGTTCTATTGCCTTAAACAAGGAAGAACTAGAGAAACTTCAACATTGGTCAAACTGGAGGCCAATGGTTCATAAAGAAAATTTATTAAAAAGCAATAAAATAACAAAAGAAGCTGAAGAAATATGCCTTCAGCTTCTTAATAGAAGACCTTAACCACTTAAGCTGTCTGAGTAGCTCTTTGAAGAGTGATCTCAGAGAGAATAAAGTCAATACCTTCGACAAGCTTGATAGTAACAGAGATGTATATAGTATTTCCTTCGATTCTTACACTAATATTCTTAAAGCCCTGTGGAGCGTCTGGCGTTGCAACAGTAATTCCTTGAGCAAGGAATGTTGCAAGAATTGATTCT